ACCAGCAACGCCAGCGCCAACTGGACAGTTAACTTCAGAGGCTCATCTGGCACATCCCTGAACACGCTGATGGCTACCGGCGAATCAATGACTGTGGCTTTCTTGGTCACTCAAGGCTCTACGGCTTACTACAACAGTGCCGTGCAAGTGGACGGCACTACATCTGGTGTCACAACTCGCTGGCTTGGTGGTGCTCCTACAGCGGGAAATGCAAGTGGCATCGACAGCTACCGCTACCTCATCATTAAGACAGGCAGCGCGACTTTCACAGTGTTGGCAAGCAACACACAATTTAAGGCTTAACCCATGCCATTACAAGCAACTTCAGGGGCAGCAAGCTATGACGGCTTTGGTGGTGGTGCGGCTGCTGTGCCTAACTACATTGAGGATGTGTTCTCGACTTATCTTTATACGGGCGGCACTACAACCCAAACCATCACTAACGGAATTGACTTGTCTACTAAAGGTGGAATGGTTTGGATTAAAAGTAGGGCAAGCACTTACAACCATTCGATTTGGGATTCTTCCCGTGCTGGTAAGTATTTATTTGCAAATACCACGGACGCTCAAACAAGTACGGCGTATGTAAATTTTCTCACTACTGGTTTTACTGTTGCAGCACAGGATGGGTTTGGATATGAAAGTCCTTATGGTGGCCCCTACGTCTCATGGACATTCCGCAAGCAGCCTAAGTTTTTTGATGTTGTTACTTACACGGGGAATTCAACAGCAGGTAGAACTATCCCCCACAATCTTGGTTCTGTACCGGGTTGTATTATTGTTAAGCGTACAAGTTCAGCACAAGATTGGGGTGTTTGGCATAGAAGTCTTGCGGCTGGAAATCTTTTGTACCTTAATTTAACGTCTGCCGCTGGTTCAAATCCAGATGTTTTTACAACAACTCAACCTACAAGTTCAGTATTTTCTGTTGGAAACGATGCCGTAACAAATACATCGGGCCAAACTTACGTAGCCTACCTATTCGCCCATGACGCAGGAGGCTTTGGCCTGACGGGTACGGACAATGTGATTTCGTGTGGGTCTTTTAGCGGAGCCTCACTGGTAACGCTTGGATATGAGCCGCAGTGGGTTTTAATAAGAAGAATTGATACTGCTGCTGATTGGAGAATATTTGATACTATGCGTGGGTTTAATGTAAGCTCAGGTGGCGCACTTCTAAGTCCTAACAGAAGTGATGCTGAAACTGTTGGGTCTGACATCAGACCTTCTGCCACTGGATTTACTCCTACTTCTTTTCCATCGGGAACCTACATCTACATAGCCATACGCCGTGGCCCGATGAAAGTGCCTACGTTGGGGACTAGTGTGTTTAGCCCTGTTGCACGAACTGGAACTGGTTCTACCGCAAATGTGAGTGCTGGATTTCCTGTTGATACAGCATGGATCGATAACCGTACAAATACATCTTTTCAGGGTTTTGTGTTTTTTGATAGGTTGCGAGGGCAAAGCATCCGACTTTCGCCAGCTTATACAGACTCAGAACAATCTACACCAACCAACGAGTTGACAAGTTTTGCATCGAATACTCAAGTTACTTTGGGAGCATCTACTTCTGACAGATACACAAATTACAGCGGGTATACCTACATCAATTATTTCATGCAACGCGCCCCCAGCTTCTTTGATGAGGTTTGCTACGCAGGCTCCGGTTCTTCTCCTCAAGTATTGACTCATAATCTAACAGTCACTCCTGAGATGATGATTGTTAAATTTAGAGATGGAAGTACAAACTGGTATGTGTATCACTCAACACTTGGAAATACAAAAGCAGTATATCTAGATCAAACCAGCAATCCAGTTACATCGGCGGTATTTTGGAATAATACATCTCCAACTTCTACTCAGTTTACTGTTGGGTCATTCCCAAGCGGGGCTGGCAACTATGTGGCTTATTTGTTTGCCACGCTTGCTGGTGTTTCCAAAGTCGGCTCATACACAGGTAACGGAACAACCCAAACAATAGATTGTGGCTTTACAGGCGGGGCTAGGTTTGTTCTCATCAGGCGCACAGACAGCACTGGCGATTGGTATGTTTGGGACAGCGCACGGGGAATTGTTGCGGGTAATGATCCGCATCTCAGCCTCAACACAACGGCAGCGGAAGTTACGACAGATGACAGCGTTGACACTGACAGCGCCGGTTTTGTGGTCAACCAAGTCTCTGCAACAAATGTGAATGTGTCTTCTGCAACATACATCTTCTTGGCTATCGCTTAAAGGAAAACAAAATGCAAATCAGAACAAATGACGGTCAAGTAATGTACGAAGCAGAGTTTCGTGCCTACACAAAAGCCAATGGTGGCCCTACATGGGACATAACAACAACTGAGGTGCTTGAAGCCTTGGGCGCTGATGTAGTCTTTGAAGGCCCACAAGCCTCTGGCGGTACGGTTTACCAATACTCTGTCTATGGCGGGGTAGAACAACTTGACGGCAAGTGGTACACAAAGTGGAACTTAGGCCCATCGTTCTTTGATACTGAAGACGCTGATGGCAAGGTCACTACATCTGCTGAGAATGAAGCTGCGTACAAGGCCACCAAGGACGCAGAGCAAGCTAAGTCAGTTCGTGCCTCTAGGGACACTAAGCTGGCGGAAACCGACTGGCGCTATCGCCGTGACCAGACAACAACACCAGAGTGGGACGCATACTGCCAAGCCCTGCGCGATGTCCCAGCACAAGAAGGATTCCCGTGGACAATTACTTGGCCTGTAGCACCATGAGTCAAATAGACGCAACCGATGCCAAGTTAGCAACGCATGAGGAAATTTGTGCACTGCGGTATGAGGCTATCCAGAAATCGTTTGAGTCCGGCAGCAAGCGCATGAGCCGCATCGAATACATCCTGTATGCGCTAATTGCTGTGACGTTGCTTGGCCCAGGCTTTGCTGCTGAACTGCTTAAAAAACTGCTTATGTAGCTATGGACGCCCTGCCACCACCACCACCGGCTGCACAAGCTCCCGCGCCAGTCTTTGAGTGCGTGAGATGGAGTTGGTCATCAGACCGGCTGCTGGTGTGGTGTCTGAAGTGGCGGGAGAAGAAATAATGGATCCGCTAACAGCCCTAGCGGGTATCCAGTCAGCCATTTCTCTAGTCAAGAAGGCGGCAAAAGTCGCAAACGATCTCGGCAGCTTGGCTCCGATGATCGGGAAAATGTTTGACGCCAAGAGCGTAGCCACCAAAGCTATGCTTGAGGCCAAGCGGTCTAAAAAAGGCTCAAACATGGGGACGGCCCTCCAGATCGAGATGGCCCTGGATCAGGCCAAAGTCTTTGAAGAAGAGCTAAAAATGCTCTTTATGCAGACCGGCAAGATAGATGTGTGGAACAAGATCAAAGCCCGTCAAGCAGAGATGGACAGAGACGATGCCAAAGAGATTAGCGCACTAAAAGCAGAAGAAAAGAAAGCCAAAGAAAAAGCTGACGAGATGACCGAGATTGTTTTGGCAATAGCTATTATTTTCTTTTTGATGTTCTTTGCCTTTGTCGGTGTGAACGAACTCATAGACTTCTGCCAAAAAACAAGAGGCTGTATTTAATGTGTTCTCGCTACTTAAATGGTTTGATGTTGGCGATGACTGGCGACTTGGGATTGATCGTTTTATCAAGTGCTGCGCTGCTGTTCTTGCGATTAACTGGTTACTAGACTTACTGTATATCTTGCCAGCCAATGAATCCAAAAAAATCATCGACTTTCTGATTTCTAAAAAATGAGCAAAGAGCAGTTAAGTATCATTGACAAAGTGCTGGAGTATGTGTCCAGCCCGTTCAGGCTGTTTGCAATGGTACTGATGGCAGTTTTGACCTTTGCAGGGTATTTTGTATATACAAACCAAGACTTGCTGATTGGCGCTTATAAAGAGTCCAAGAAGATTCCAACGATTGCCGAGGATCGGGTTGAGGATGCAGCTGCCCACCTGTTTAAGCAGTCCGGCGCTCTTATTGTGGCGGTCTTCAAGGTCAACAGTATGTTTGGGACTAGAATTTTGTATAGGGCTTACGGCAAAAACGGCAGGGACAAGACAAACGACGGGCTGGATGTCGGGCTTTTTACCCAGAACGCGGCCAATAATGCTGATGTGGTCAAACTGATGGCAAGCGAGATTCCTTGCGGAGAGTACAAGTCAGCACAGTCAGAGATGGGTTTGTGGTATATCGCTAGGGGGGTAGCCTATACATGCCGTATTTCAGTGCCACCGGAGCCTGGTCGCTTTGTCGGCCAGATCACAGTCGGCTGGGCTTCGGAGCCTGAAGACATGGACAGCACCCGCGCCATGCTTCAAATTGCAGCAACCATGTTATCTAGGAGTAAACAGTGAGTCCGGAACTTCAAAAATATTATGAGGACAGGTTTGACCTATTTTCACGTCCAGGCTGGGCTGATCTCATGGAGGATGTTGACACCATGCTCATCCCGCTAAACAATGTCGCTACCATTGCGGACGAAAAAAGTCTACAATTCCGCAAAGGCGAGATTTCTATTCTTATTTGGCTACAAACCCTAAGAGGGGTCAGCGAAAGAGCATACGAGGACTTGAATGAAAAGAATGTATGAATTTGTCTGCGAATGCGGACAACGCACAGAGGCGCTAGAGGTTTATGAGACTTCTAGTGTGCTGTGTAGATGCGGGGGGCTTGCCCACCGTGTTATAAGCGCTCCGGCGTTTAACTTGGAAGGATGGTCTGGTTCTTTTCCATCAGAGCATGGAAGGTTCGAGAGAAAGCACCGTGAAAAGTTGAATGCAGAGCGTAAAGCCAACTCATAAGCGTAAGCCGAGTTGAATTATCCTACAACCATTTTGGCAGGAAAACAATATGTTGATTGATGAAGAACAAGAGCCGCTAGGCGAACTCGAAATTGAAGAAAAGAAATCCGGTGAACTTCCTGATAAGTACAGGGCTAAAAGTTTAGAGGAAGTCGTGCGGATGCACCAAGAAGCTGAAAAGCTCATTGGCAAGCAAGCCCAAGAAGTGGGTGAAGTCCGTAAACTTGCAGACGAGTTGCTCAAGCAAAACCTCAGTTCCAAGCAACAACAAGTAGAGGTTGAACCGGAAGTTGACTTTTTTGAGAACCCTCAAAAAGCAGTTCAAGCGACGATTGATAAACATCCAGATGTTCTCGCGGCCCGACAAGCGGGTGTCGATTTCAAAAAGATGCAGATTCAGCAGAGGCTCAACGCAGAGCATCCTGACTACTCCCAAGTGGTCAACGATACTGGGTTCCAGGATTGGGTGAAGTCTTCACCTATTCGCTTGGGACTTTATGCAAGAGCAGATGGTGACTTTGATTTCGATTCGGCAAATGAATTGTTGTCCACTTACAAAGAGTTGCGCGGTATCAAGGCCAAGGAATCGGGGCAAGCAGACACTGCCGCCCGAACCAAGACCATGAAGGCTGCACAAGTTGATGTTGGTGGCTCTGGCGAGAGTTCAAAACGAGTCTACAGACGCGCCGACCTTATTCGTCTCAAAATGACTGACCCTTCGCGTTACGAAGCGCTGAATGATGAAATACTCGCAGCCTACGCCGAGGGTCGTGTTCGATAATTTAACTGGAGAATTAACATGGCATATCCTACCCCAGCGGTAACAGTAACCACCGCAGCAACGTTCATCCCCGAAATTTGGAGTGATGAAATTATTGCAGCCTACAAGAAAAACCTTGTACTGGCTAACATCGTAATGAAGATGAACTTTAAAGGTAAGAAGGGCGATGCGGTTCACATCCCTGCACCTACCCGTGGTTCAGCTACAGCAAAAGCAGCATCGACTGCCGTCACTCTGATTGCCGATACTGAGACAGAAATTAAAGTGGACATTACCAAGCACTTTGAATATTCACGCTTCATTGAGGACATTGTTGAAGCACAAGCCCTGAACAGCTTGCGCCAGTTCTACACTGCTGATGCTGGCTATGCGCTTGCCAAGCAAGTAGACACCAGCTTAATCCAATTGGGTCGTGCATTCAATGGTGCTGCTGTCGGTACTAACGACTATGCAACAAGCAACACAACCACCAAGGCTTTCATTGGCGGTGATGGTACAACTGCTTACAACAGCACATCTTCAAATGCAAGCGCATTGACTGATGCCGCCATTCGCAGAACTATTCAGCGTTTGGATGATAATGATACGCCAATGGACAATCGCTTTTTCCTGATCCCTCCATCAAGCCGTAACACGCTGATGGGTCTTGCCCGTTACACGGAACAGGCTTTTGTGGGCAATGGCAATGCGATTCGGACTGGTGAAATCGGTAATCTATACGGAATCCCCGTGTTCACATCAAGCAATGCTGATAAGGGTGCTGGTAACAGCACTACAGATCGTATCTGCCTAATGGGTCATAAGGACGCAATGGTTCTGGTGGAGCAAATCGGTATTCGTTCGCAAACACAGTACAAGCAAGACTACCTTGCCACTTTGTTTACAAGCGATACCTTGTACGGCGTTGCCGCACTTCGTGCAGCCGCTACTACTGGTGAAGCCTTGTCTTCTAGCGCCTATGCGTTGGCAGTGCCAGCCTAACCCCAAGCCCCCAGAAATGGGGGCATTATTTTTAAGGAGTTAGAAAATGGCAGCAGCAACAGCAATTACCTCGCGCAGAGGCAACGACCAGTTCAGAGGCGTCTTTAACGATACCTTTGCTGTAACCTGTACGCTTAACACGGCATCCATTGCCGACCAAGCAACAGGAACTGACACCGTGGCCGTTCCAGGAGTAATCTTGGGCGACATGGTGCTAATGTCCACAGGAGTTGACGAGGCAGGGCTAGTTCGCCGTGCTTATGTCTCTGCTGCTGGTACTGTGACAATTGCATCAACCAACACAACAGGGGGAGCGGTCGATCTTGCATCTACCACTGTTCGCCTTGTAATTGTTCGGATGGTGTGATGGATGGGGCTTCGGCCCCTTTTTTAGGATAATCATGGCTACTTTTCGCTGTTTGCAATCTGGCAACACTGTGACTTTTACCCAGCCAGTGGACATTGACTCGATGCGTGGTCATCAGGGCTATGTGCGTCTGGACGAGCAAGAAGTGCCGGAGATCAAACCTTTGCCCATGCTTGCACCACCTAAGCGCATGGGTCGGCCTCGTAAATTAACTGTTAAAGGATAAATCATGTACGGTAAAAAAATGCCAGCTAAAAAAGCAATGCCTGTCTCTATCATGGTTGCCATTGGCAAGCCAAAACCCATGCCTAAACGTGGTCAGCGCACTGCTACCAACATGGCGACTAAGGCCAAGCGGGGCAAATAATGTCTATTTTCCAACTTGACCCCAACAATGTGGCGCTTGGCGTCCCTAGTTTGGGGACGACTCAGGTGTTTACCGTCACCACTTCTAGCGTTCAATCGACGGCCTTTGGTGCGTCTACGACTATGGTTCGGCTGTCTTGCTCATTGGGTCATTGCCATTTCGAAATTGGCACAAATCCAACGGCCAGCATTACGACATCGCCCATGATGCCCAATAACTTTTCTGAGATTGTTCGGGTCAGTCCAGGCCAAAAGATTGCTGTTATCAAAGATGCAACAGTGACTGCCTCTACATTTTCTGTAACGGAGTTGATATGAAACCAGGACTCTACGCCAACATCAACGCAAAGCAAGCGCGTATCAAAGCTGGCTCTGGCGAGAAGATGAACAAGGTCGGCTCAAAGGGCGCGCCTACCGCTGCCGACTTCAAGAAGGCCGCTAAGACTGCGAAGAAGAAATGAGCAAAGCAGCTACACACTATTTGCCTGACGGCAAAGTCTACAAAGGGCCGGTTCACAAAGAAGGCGGCGTTTTGATGACAGGTGTAAAGCACACTGCAAAGAGCCGCAACCTTACGCACGCACCACCTAAAAAAGCAAAATAATGGCAACGACACCAGCATGGCAGCGCAAGGAGGGACAGAACCCCAAGGGTGGCCTTAACGCTGCTGGACGGGCAAGCCTGAAAGCTGCTGGGCAAGACATCAAAGCACCTGTAAAATCGGGAGATAACCCGCGCAGGGCTAGCTTCTTGGCGAGGATGGCTGGCAATGACGGCCCAGAGTACAAGGACGGTAAGCCTACTCGACTGCTGTTGAGTTTGAAGGCGTGGGGAGCTAGCAGTAAAGCGGATGCCAAATCCAAGGCCAAGGCAATTAGCGCAAGGAATAAGAAATGAGAGCTTTGTCGGTTGGCGTTGACTTGACTGCAAATACGCTGACCAGTGTGTTTACAGTGCCGCTTGGTTACTACGCCAAGATCGTGCTGGTACGCGCAACCAACAAGACCGGCTCGACCAAGTACATCTCTCTGGATTGGACAGACACTTCAGCTGCTGTGACTTACTCAATTAGCTATCAGCAGGCGGTAACAACTTTTACCACTGGGTTTGATTTTGGTGACTCGTATTTAGTGCTGGAGGAGGGCGATATTCTCAAAGCCACAAGCGAGGCGGGTTCTACCTTCACAGTGCTTGCAACCATAGAACTTATAGGATTGACCCGAGTATGACCTTCCTAGAACTTATCAACGATGTTCTGATTCGGCTGCGTGAACCCACTGTGGCATCCAACGCGCAGAACGCTTACTCCACCCTAATCGGAACATTTGTCAACGATGCCAAGCGTCAGGTTGAGGACTCTTTTAGCTGGAACGTGCTGGGTCAGACTATTACCATCACCACCAACAGTGGGGGAACCGAATACGGAATTGCACAATACGGTGCAAACGCTAGCCCTCTTGCTGAATACGGACTTAGTTCAGCCCCTGTCTTTTCACTGACGGGCGCGGGGCAAAAGTTTCAAGTGCAAGACGTAATCAACACTACATCAAACATCGCCCTGCGAAACATCAGTTTTGTGGAGATGAACCGCTATCAGAACCTTGTCCCCACCACACGCGGAATTCCGCAGTACTATTCTTTTGACGGTGTAGACGCTAACGGCGACACCAAAGTGGTGCTGTATCCACGTCCTGATGGTGTTTACAACATCCCGTTTTCATTGACAGTACCCCAAGCAAAATTAGCTGCCGACGCTACATCTGTGCTTGTGCCTGACTTTTTAGTCGTTCAAAACGCTTACGCACGGGCATTGGTAGAGCGTGGTGAGGACGGCGGTCTTAGCTCATCTGAGGCGTACCAGCTTTACAGAGGCATGTTGGCTGACCAGATCGCACTGGAAGGTACTCGCTACCCAGAGAATCAAGAGTTTGTAGCGGTATGAGCAAGCAAATCTCAGTCAGCAGCGTTTCAGCCCCAGGCTTTCTGGGACTGAATACACAAGACCCGTCGCTAGAAATATCGAATGGGTTTGCTGCGGTTGCCAACAACTGCGTAATTGACAAGTTTGGACGGGTCGGCTCTAGGCAGGGGTACGTCAAGGTCAACACCTCCAGTGGTACGTTAGGCTCAAACGTTGTCACAGTCATCCATGAGTTAATTCAGGCTGACGGTACATTGACCGTTCTATTTTTTGGCAACGGCAAATTGTTTAAGCTGGGTTTGACAACGGCAGGCGCTGTAGCCGAATACAACATCGCGGAATACGGCGCTAACGGCGTGCCTCTTGCCGAATACACGCAAGGCTTGGCAGCGTTAGGCACTGTTCTTGAATTAACGTATGGCGGCGGGGGGACTGCACCCGTGTTTAACTCAGGCAACTGGCAAGCCGCAAGTTTAAACGGGATTGTTTTCTTTTTCCAAACAGGCAATGACCCCATCATTTATGACCCAGCGGTATCAACCTCTACGTTTCGAAGGGTGACCGAAAAGTCAGGCTATGTTGGCACTGTGCCGCAGGCCGATGTTGCCATCTCTGCTTATGGCCGTATCTGGGCAGCCAATACGCAAACTAATAACACAACGGTGTCGTTTAGCGACTTGTTAGCAGGCCATGTGTGGTCAACAGGCACATCGGGGACGCTGGATGTATCGCGGGTGTGGTCAAACGGCGCGGATGAGATCACAGGTCTTGCGGCTCACAATGGCTTCTTGTTCATTTTTGGCAAACGTCAGATTCTAATTTACGCCGATGCCACTACGCCTTCGACCATGAGTTTGTCTGACACTGTGTCGAGCCTGGGTTGCATTGCAAGAGACAGCATTCAGAACACCGGCAAGGATGTGGTTTTCTTGAGCAACAGCGGATTAAGGTCTGTTCTGCGTACAGTGCAAGAGAAATCATCTCCACTGGGCGACCTGTCTAAAAACATACGCAATGACTTTCAGGAAACGATAGCAAGCCAAGCGCTGACCGAAATTAAATCTGTTTATTCAGAAAAAAATGGGTTCTACTTACTGTCGTGCCCATCATCAAACAGGGTGTATTGCTTTGACACCAAGACCGTTTTAGAAGACGGATCGTACAGGGTTACAACTTGGGACAGTCTGACGCCAAACAGCTTTTGCTCACGCAGAAACGGTGATTTGCTGATTGGTCAAACAGGCTATGTAGCTCGGTACACGGGCTACCAAGACGATACCAGTT